ACATGGCGAAGCTGGACGCGCTCACCGGGGCGCGACGCCTGCGCCTACGCGATGGATTGTGGGTGGCGTCCGAGGGTGTCGTCTTCGAAGGCTGGGACGACGGCGTCCACATGATCGACCGGTTCAAGATCCCGGCCGACTGGACCCGTTGGTGGTCGATCGACCTGGGGTACACCAATCCGTTCTGCTGGCAGGACTGGCGGGAAGACCCGGACGGGCGCCTCTACTTGGTGCGCGAGATCTATATGACGCGGCGTCTGGCCGAGGACCACGCGAGGCAGATCCTGGAGATCATGCGGCAGAACCCGGACGAACCCAGGCCGCGAGCGATCATCACCGACCATGACGCCGAGGACCGGGCCACGCTGGAGAAGCATCTCGGCATGAGCACCCAGGCCGCGCACAAGACCGTCGCGGACGGCATCCAAGCCGTGCAGTCCCGCCTCAAGGCGCAAGGCGACGGTAGACCGCGCCTGTTCATCATGCGCCGCGGCCTCGTCGAGGAAGACAGGAGCCTCGCGGATTCGGGCCGGCCGACCCGTACCGCGGAGGAGATCCCGGGCTACGTGTGGGCGGTGAAGCCGGGGAATGGGATGGGGCTGAAGGAAGAGCCGGTGAAGCAGAACGATCACGGCTGCGATGCCCTGCGGTACATGGTCGCGGCCCGGGATCTGGGTGGCCGGCCGCGAATGCGGGGGTGGCTGTGAGCAGCCGGTTTGTGGGACTGCTACAACGAGACCCAATCGAGGGCGAGGCGGCTATGGTCAGGCGGAAGATGCCCATGCACAGGTGGATGCAGGGATTGAATAGGGCTATGCCGGTTGTACTTGACACGGCTGGGATTATGCTGTTGTCGGGATCCGCCAATCTGTTCTTCGGAGTGGCGGCAGGGCTGGCCGCGCTCGGAGTCGGCTGCCTGGCCCTGAACTGGCGGTTCTACGGCACGTAAGGGAGGGGTAGGTGGCCAGAACCCTCCTCGGCGCGTTGTTCAACCGCACTCCCGCTCCGGCCACCACACAGACGCCCGTCCCCTTCACCAGCCGCGCCCAGACCTACGGCGGCGGCCTGTTCGGCTCCAACCGCACCGCCGAAGGCCAGATGCGCGCCATGAGCAGCGTCGGCACGCTGTTTGCGATCGTGGACCGCACCTCGAACGCCACGGCGCTGGTGGACTGGAAGCTGTGGCGGAAGGCCAAGAGCGGCCGCGACGAGGACCGCGTCGAGGTCACCTCACACGCGGCCCTCGACCTGTGGAACCGCCCCAACTCGTTCATGCCGCGGCAAGAGTTCGTCGAGGCGCAGCAGCAGCACTTCGACCTCACCGGCGAAGCCTGGTGGATCATCGCCCGACGGCCCGGCGTGAAACTCCCGCTGGAGATGTGGCCCGTCCGCCCCGACCGCATGGCCCCGCAGCCCGACCGCGACAACTTCCTCCGCGGCTACGTGTACACCAGCCCGGACGGCGAGCAGATACCCCTCGAACTCAACGAGGTCATCCAACTCCGCCGGCCGAACCCCCTCGACCCGTACCGCGGCCTGTCGCCGGTGCTGTCGATCCTCCCCGACCTGGACACCTCCCGGTACGCAGCCGAATGGAGCCGGGCGTTCTTCCTCAACTCGGCGCAGCCTGGCGGTGTCATCGAGGTCCCGGTGCACCTCAACGACGACGAGTTCGATGAGTTCCGCGCCCGGTGGGCGGAGCAGCACAAGGGCGTCAACAACGCGCACAAGGTTGCGATCGTCGAGTACGGGGCGAAGTGGTCGGACCGGACGATCAGCCAGCGGGACATGCAGTTCGTGGAGCTGCGGGGCGCGACGCGGGATGCGGTGCGCGAGGCCTACGGCATTAGCAAGACGGCGATCGGCGATTTCGAGGACATCAACCGCGCCACCGCCCTTGCCGCGAAGGCCTGGTTCGCGGAGCAGCAGACCATCCCGCGCCTTGAGCGGATCAAGGCGGCGCTGAACTTCGAGTTGCTGCCCATGTACGGCGCCATGGCGCAGGGCCTGGAGTTCGACTACTGCGACCCGACCCCGCCGGACGCGGAGACCGAGGCGAAGGAACTGACCGCGCGGGCGAACGCGGCGGCGGTGCTGGTGCAGGCCGGGTTCGAGTCTGCGGGGACGCTGTCCGCGGTGGGCCTGCCTGAGATCCCGTATGTCGGGGCGCCTGCCGCGCCGACACCGCCCGCTGAGCCGGTGGCGTCGTGGGAGGACACGGTCGCCGGGCTCCTCGGTGAAGACATTGAGGCCGCGCAGCGGTGGGTGGCTGTCGAGCACGACGACGACCACACCTGCGGGCCGTGCAAGGCCGTGAACGGCAAGACGTACAAGAACCGGGCCGAGGCCTACAAGGACTACCCGGACGGCGGCGGATACAAGGACTGCGTCGGCGCCCAGTACGGCAACCCCTGCCGCGGACATGTGGAGAAGCGGGGACGTAAGGGAGAGGGCTCATGAGCCGCATGCAGGGCTTCGCGCTGCCCGCCGACGTCACATCGTTCGTGGCCAACGCACGGGCCAGGGCAGCCGTAGCAGCAGCGCACACGGGCGCGGAGGACCGGCGCTGGTACCGCATCACCAACACCGCCTCGGATGAGGCGGAGCTGCTGCTGTACGACGACATCGGCGGCATGTGGGGCACCTACGCCGAGGACTTCGACGCCGAGCTCAAGGCCGTCACCGCGAAGAACCTGACGGTCCGCGTCAACTCCCCCGGCGGCAGCGTGACAGAGGGAATTGCCATCGCCTCGATGCTGCGCGCTCACCCCGCGAACATCACGGTCCGCGTGGACGGCATCGCCGCCAGCATCGCCTCCGTCATTGCGATGGCCGGGGACCGGCTGACGATGATGCCTGGCTCACTCCTCATGATCCACGAGGCCAGCGGCCTCTGCTTGGGCGACAGCCGGGACATGATCAAGATGGGTGAGGTCCTCAATGTCATCTCGGAGAACATCGCCGAGATGTACGCCGCCAAGTCCGGCACCCCCGCCGACGAGTGGCGGGCCAAGATGCTCGACGAGACCTGGCTGCGCGCCGAGGAGGCCGTCGAGCAGGGCCTCGCCGACGAGGTCGTCCAGCCGAAGAAGCAGCCTGAGCCGGACGCCGAGCCGGAGATGCGCAAGCGGTTCGACCTCGCGGCCTACGGCTACCAGGGCCCGCGGCAGGAGGCACCCACACCCGCGCCGCCTCCTGCTGCGCCGGAACCCTCCCCGCAGCTCGTCGTCAGCCTCGCCGACCTCCTCGGCGACGAGGTGGTGGCCAAGCTCCGCGCGGCTGTCCAGTCCGAGCCTGCCGCCGGCCCCGTGCCCGAGGTCGTCGACACGGCCAGCCCGGTGCATCACACGGCGACCGAGGACCGGCCGTGGGATGCGGGCCCGAACGAGAAGCGGCTCCCCTCCCCGATGACGGTGAAGACCGCGAAGGGCATGTACGCCTGGTACGACGAAGCACAGGTGGCAGACGGCGAACTATCGAAGGCAGCTGCCAAGTTGCCGCACCATGAGGTCTCGGCCGACGGCACCCCAGGCGCCGCGAACCTGTCCGGCGTCCGCAACGCCCTCGCCCGCCTGCCCCAGTCGGACATCCCCGCCAGCCAGCACGACGCGGTGAGGCGGCACTTGCAGGCCCACCTCGACGACGCCAAGGGCGCCGACAACCAGGCCGACACCGAGCCCACCGCCGCCATCGAAGAGCCCGAAGCGCCGGAGCAGCCGGCCGCCGACACGTGGGCGGACATAGTCGCCCACCTCACCGACGACGCGGACGACTGGTCAGCGCTCGTCTCTCATCTGGCCCGCCCAGCGTCGTCCGGCGCGGCGACGGAAGCCTGAAGGAGGCACCTGTGGCAACCCCCACCATCCCGCGCAACGCCGACGAGCTGACCGATGCGCTCGGCGACACCGCGACGCTGAAGGACATCGTCAAGACCCCGGAGACCCTGCGGGACTTCATCGTCGACTACGCCAAGAACCAGGCCGCGAAGGACCCGGGGATCGAGCAGCAGATCCGCGAGGAGACCGAGCGGCAGTGGGCGGACATCCTCCGCAACGACAAGATGCTGCAGGGCATCAACCGCCTCAACCTCGATCCGACCGGGCAGCCGGTCGCACGGTCGAAGCACTACAACCCGAAGGCCCCGGGCGCCGGGCTGGACAAGAAGTTCGGGACGTGGGCGTCGTTCCTCGGTAACACGTGGGCGGGTACGCGCAGCCAGGCGGCGATGCTCGCGCAGGATGAGATCGCGCAGATTCAGAACAGCTTCGGCTCCAGCGTTCCGGCCGACGGCGGGTTCCTCATCCCGGAGAACCTGCGTGCGGAACTGCTGCGGGTGGCGCTGGAGACGGCCGTGGTCCGTTCCCGGGCCCGTGTGGTGCCGATGGAGTCGCTGAGCGTGCCGTATCCGATGCTCGACTCCACGTCGAACGCGTCGAGCGTGCACGGCGGGATCACCGGCTACTGGACCGAGGAGGGCGGCACCCTCACCGACTCCAGCCCGACGTTCGGCCGGATCAACCTGATCGCGAAGAAGCTGACCCTGTACTCGGAGATCCCGAACGAGTTGTTCAAGGACTCCATCATCAGCCTCGAACAGTTCATGTCTGAGAGCTACCCGGAGGCCCTGGCCTGGTTCGAGGACGTCGCTTTCGTGGGCGGCAACGGCGCCGGCCAGCCGCTCGGCTTCCTCAACGCCCCGGCTGCCGTGTCCGTGACGAAGGAGACCGGGCAGGCCGCGGACACGATCGTCTGGGAGAACATCGTCAAGG